GGTGCCGCTGCTGTTCACACTGCAGAAGTGGCCGGAGTCGCTCCCATAAGGAGAACGCTCCCACCACCAGCTCGCAGACCCGGAGCCGTTGGAGAGGTATTTGATTCTGTTCGCGGCGGTAGCAAAGTAGCTGTACTGCGAGCCCTCACCAGCTTTTGAGTAGGTAGTCGAGCCGAAAATCTCAATCTCAGAGAAGAGGAAGAGCTTCATCGAGTTTGTGTTGATAGTCGAGCTCTGACTGCCTGCGGAGGTCTTCTTGTTGACACTCTTAAGTACTGCTTGCAGGTCGGACGGCAGGGTCGGCAAAAGCGTGTTTTGCAGCCACGAGTACATTTCAGAGCCGGTAAAGCCACCGCTATTTGTATTCGAGGCATTCATTCGGCGCGTAGCTGCCATAAGGTTTTTCATGCCAAAGGTAATGCCGGCCTTGCCGCCGCTTGCGAGGTCGTCATGATTGAAGCCCATAATTACGAGCGTCAGGGTCTCGCTTCCGACCGTGATGTCCTTCGTATCGCCGACAGACCAAAGCTGAGAAGCCTTGCCTGCGGCAGAGGCCTTAGCAATCTGCGCCCACGTGTTCTTAGAGAGTACGCTGTTGAAGAACAGGCACTCGACGGAGTAGGTTTGCCCGGAGGTCGTGATTGCCACGCTCACGGGGTCGGTTGTCTCCCCGCTCTTCGTAGCGGTAACGGTATAGGTACCGGACGCGGTAATCGTCAGGGAGAGCACACCGCTTGAAGGCACCGTGCCGGAGAAGGTCTTCGTACCGTTCGTGGCGGTAACGACAGCGCCGGAGTCCGAAGTTACTTTTAGCGTTGCCGAGAAGTAGGAGAGCGAGATTTTGTACTGCTTCACATCATCCACGATAACGCTCTCAGTCGCGGTCTGCCCGTCCTTTGTAGCTGTTACGACCCATGTACCATATCCCGTCAGGTTGAAGGTCACGGTGCCGGTACTCGTAGCAGTCAAGGTCTTAGAGCCGCATTTGCAGGTAACGGAGCTGCCGCTCGGAATTGTGGCAATAATCTGAGGCGGCACGCCGACCGTGCCGAGCTGAGAGTCAGGAATCTTGCCGTCGCTTCCCAGAGTAGCTACACCGCCTGCCGTGCCTTTTTGAGAGGTAGGAATATAGCCGAGGGCGGGAATCTGCGCGGCCGGGACCTTCTTATTCGCGTCAAGGGACGCAACGCCGTTCGCTGCGCCTTTCTGTGAAGCCGGGATATAGGACAGGTTCGGAAGCTGACTCTCCTTCAGCTTGCCGGACTCATCGAGGTCCGCCTTGTCCTTGAGTGCGGCGTCGATTTTATCCGCGTTCTCATTGAGGTCTGCAATGTCCGCGAAGTCTTCCGGCGCCGGCTTTTTCAGGTTGTAGTTGTCTGTGTAGGTAGCCATTAAGTAAGTACCTCCTCCTTCAAATCTTTCCACGTGAGCGGCTTGACCTCGCTCCATTTATAGGGCTTGACCTTAGCCCACGTGTTATAAAGAAGCTCTACCGTAAAGACCATGTTGTACGGCAGAATGCGCTCAAGCGTCTCGGAGATAATCGTCTCCTGCTTCTTGACGCTGAGCGCGACTTTCACATTGATGGTAAAGGTCGCCGTCGTGATAGTCAAAACATAACCTCCCGCCCCGCAGAGAGACTCAAGCAGAGCGGCGAGGCTTTTCCTTGTGTAGGGAATATTTTCGTTGTACCGACTGAGCAGCCGGAGCTTGCGGTCGTCAAGAGTATCGGTCGCGAAGGGCGTGATACCCAGCATTTTCTCCCGGCGGGCCACGCCGTTCTCGGTAGCCTCAGAGATAAACTGGTCGTTCATGCAATCCTCGCAGGCGTCCCAGATAGCTTGTACCTCCGGGGTCTCCGCTTCCATGATTGCCCGCATTTCCTGCACGTCTTTCAGCACGTCTGGAAGATACTCTTTGAGGTCGATGGCTCTGATGTTGTTGAAATTACGCATTTGTGAACGACCCCCTCACCGCAACCGCGTCCTTATCGAGCGTGAGATTTCCCGTCTGGCCGTTCAGAGTCGTGCCGGAAATATCGACGATACCGGCGAGTGCGAGGAGTCTCGACTCGATTTGCGATACACGGACAATCAGCCCTGCCTCTTTACTCCACGTCGAATTGAGCTCGAGATAGTAGGCGTCAAGAGCGCTCTGAATGTACGGGAGGCACTCGGTCAAGTTCCAACCGGAGGCGAAAGTCAGGGTCGTAGAGATATTGACCGTAGTACCTGCTACACCGACGACCGTAACCTCATGGTCAATAGGGGCAAGACCGATACCGTCGCCGCTGTTCTGTGTCGGGTCGATGGTCGTCTGCACGGTATTGATAAGGGTATCGGAAGGCGGTTGGTAGTCGCTTCCCGTAATAACGAGCTTGACCGTTCCGGGACCTTTCCACGCACGGTAGGGCTTGCACCCGCCGACGCCCGGCAGGGCCTCGGTGACTTCGATATACTGCCCGCGGTTGAAGCCGTAGGACTGATTCTCAAAGCTGTTGAGGTAGCGCAGTCTCAGGGTCTCGGTCGCTTCTTCGTCTTCACCGTTAATAACGATACTCGTCAGCTCCGCGGTCGCGAGTCCCTCGATATACTCGATGGGAATAAGCTGACCGGTGTAGCTGTTCGGGTCCGCACCGGCGGTCTCACAAGTAAGGTAATACTTGAGAGACTCGATTTTCTCGGTCACGGCCCAGTTGTATTTATCGCAGGAGAAGCGCGTGCCGACAGGAATATCCATACTGAACTCGCCGATACCCACGGCGCAGGTCGCCGGCAGAGGCGTGATACCGCGCTCAGCGCAGCGCATGATAAGGTAGTCTCTGCTTGCGGTGTCTGCGAAGGTCTCATTGAGTACAGTATCGAGAGCCACATAAATCATGGCGCTCTCAAGGGAGTTCGGCGCAAGCGCATCGAAAATAATCGAGCCCTCGCGCTTATCAAGGCTCGACGCTACGCGGGCGAGTTTCTCTTGAAGAATCGCCTCATAGGTTTTATCCTCATACATCGGTCTCCACCTCCAAATCGCCGAAAATGCTATGCACGGTAAAGGTGATGTGCACGGTCTTTTTTCCGGTCTCAAACTCGAAGCCGTCTACTGCGGTGATTCGGTCGTCCTGCAGTAGGGCCTCTGTAATGCAACGCTTAATCTCTGGAAGCGCATACTCTTTCGGCTGGCCGATAAGCTCGACGAGCTCAACGCCGTAGTTCCATGAGTAAATGAGATAGGCGTACCGCTCCGTGCTGAGAATCAGGTAAATAGCCTGCCTCAGCGACTCGAGCTCGTCTACCATGCCGCGAATGCGCCCATGCTCAATATCCAGAGCGTAAGTAAGACTCGGCTGAGTCTCGACCTCAAGCGTCAAAAGGTCGTCTTCTACTTTAGGTATCATTTTGGCGCCTCCACTCTGTCTAAGATAATAAACTTCTGGCCGCCGTCGGCCCGCAGGAGAAGCACTTGCTCACCGGTCTTTAGGGCAAGGTGTACCTTGTAGGCCTTTTTGCCCTTGTAGGCGTGCTTATGACTTGCGAACTCTGCGTAGCCGCTGCCGCCGGAAGTTTCTTCTGTCTGGTGGTCCACCGTCATATAAACGGTGAAGTCTCGCACCGCATTCGTCAAGATGAGCTGACTTGCAGTAAGTTCGAGCTTCTGGTCAACCTGCACCTTGAGCGGGGAGACACTCGTCACCTTACCGAGGATAAAGCCGAAGGGTTTGCCGGCGGCTACAGCCTCGACCGCGGCGCGCTTTACGTTTTCTAAAAAACCGTTCATATCAAGTGACAAATGTACCACCTCGCAATTTCAGGTCCATCAGGTGTTGCTCTTGCTTGAACTTGTGCGTCACCGATTCGACCAGTAGGTAGCTCTGGACGTTGATGTCTCCGAGCCCCAGCTTAACAATAACGGACGAGCCCGCCCGGACTCTCGTATCGCCGAGCGCGTCGGAGATAGAGAGCGAGCGGGTTTTTGTGTTGTAGAGCTTTAGGAGAGCCTCTGCCTTTGCCGCGCCGCTTGCGGAGAGCTCGACGGTATCGGTGTATTGCAGAAGGCCCCACTTGTTGATGTTCGAGCTGTCTTTCGCAATGAAGATTTCGCGCTTGCCCGAATCCTTGTTCTCAAATGTAATCTTGATTTGGTTGTAGGTCTGCTTGTCGATGGTACTCGAATAGGAGTACTCGCCGATAGTGTCGGCGTCGATAAGCAGATTCAGCTTCATGCTCTCAATGTCCTGCAGCGTCAGCTTGCCGACTTTATCGTAGAGCACATAGAGCTTAGTTTTCGCCCGCAGTGTTTCATCAAGCGCATTCTGGGCGATGTCAAAGAGCGTGGCGTTGTCCTCCGTCCTCGAGGCGATAACGTACCCCGTGTCCTCAAGCGCTCCCACGCTGAGGCCGAAGTCCTCGGCTATCATCTTGATAACGTCGCTCGCTTTCTTGTTCGAGTAGACATAGGTGTCCTTATTCTTGAAGTAGCGGAGCTGGTCGTAGGCGGTAACCTCGATAACGTTCGGCGTGCGGCCTGAGCGGCTCTTTGTAAAGACAAAGCCGTAAAACATGTCCGTTCCATCGACGGACAGCTTTACGGCGTCTCCTTCCTGAAAAGACAAGACGGAATCCTTTACCACGGAAAACTTGAGCTTTCCGGGAGAGCCTTTGCGGTCCCACGAAAGGCTGATACCTTCCTCAACGATGGGGTAGAGAATCGTGCTGCCGCTCTGAATGATTAAATCTACTTTACTCATGGAATCGTCAACACCTGCCCCGGGTAAATAAGGTTAGGATTCTTTATCTTGCCCTTATTCGCATTATAGATTTTTGTGTACTGCGCTCCGTTGCCGTAATACTTCTTCGCAATGTTCCAGAGACAATCGCCCTTCTTTACGGTATAGGATTTCGTCTTAGGCTTGCTCGAAGTCTCGCGCTTCTTCTCCTCCTTAATAGTCGGCTTGCGCGCAGCTGCCGCTGGTTTCGTAATCGTGACGGTCTTCGTCGCATAGTCGATATACTGCTTGAGCGTTACCGAAACGGTCACGTCAGGGCCTTTTGTGGCGTCCTCTGTGATGTTGTAGCTCTCAAGGCTTACTTTCATATTCGTGTCGAACAGAAGTCTCCCAGAGGGCGACACACGGCTTACGATGAAGCGGAACGGAGTCTTGCTTGTCATGTAGTTCTCGAAAACGCTGAGGTAGTAGTCAGGCTTGCGAAAGGAGTCCGCAAAAGAGTACTGCCCCAGCATAGGGAGAACAACGTCAAAGCTAATTTCGGTCAAGCCGGGAGAGCGCAGAAAGTTTATATCGCCCTCATTGACAAGGGTAAGCGTTTTGTTGTTCCCCTTGATTTTGGTCGTCAGCTTCTGCGGCGTAACCGGTAGAAGCAGACTCCCGAAGTAAAAGCTATACATTATTCATGCACCCCCTCAGCAGCGACCTCGAGCGCTTCCGCGAAGCCCTCGGTCAGAGTATTCAGCACGCCGTCAAGGTCCATATCGGAGTCAATGCGGTTAGTCATGCCGGTCATATCGATTTTGACCTCAGCGGTCGTGAAGCGGTTGATTGCTTCCTGCTCCGCAAGGTCTCTCATATACTTCAGGTCCTCGGTCGTTTCCTTCAAGGACGCGGCCGCGCTTCCCGCGCTGTCGTTAATGCCGGCGGTGTCTGCGCCGATACTGTCGAGAGCGGTCTGCTCTGCGGAACTGTCCGCCGCGGCGTCAGCCTTTGCCTGAGCGTAAGCAGCCTGCAAAGCGTCGACAGAAGAATTGAGCTCGGCTTTTAGAGAGTCGATATGCGCATCTCTTCCGGCCTTTGCACTGGCGAGCTCGCTCTCATACGCAGCAAGGTCTGCCGCACGAGCGGACTTTGCAGCCTCGTTTTCTGCGGCCGCAGTCGTTGCAAAGGTCACATGCTCGATAGCGTCGATACTCACGCCGGGGATTTTATTCAGCACCCCGATGAACTTATTGATAATATCGATAGCGCCGTTAATCATGTTTTGGAGAATCGTCAGTACAGAGACCTTCATATCCCCCATGAAGTTCGCGATTGCTACGCCGGCTTTCTGCCAGCAGAGCTTGAGCTTGTCTACGAGGTCAATGACCCAGTAGACGCCGGTAAAGAACGCGAGCTTGACCGCGTTCCAGCCCACGATAAGCGCGAGCTTGCAAATCTCCCACGCATTTTTAACGCCGCCGATAGACTGAATCCACCGATACATCGCCGCGACAAGTACGCCAATGATAAGGGCAATCCAGAGAATCGGATTCGAGAGGAGCGAAACAATAAGGGCCTGATTTGCCGCGACAGCCAGCCACTGGGCAGCGGCATGGACGACCCACGCAACGGCGAGAATGCCGACCGTAGTAGCCAGCCCCACGAGTACCGCGCTGACCATATCTGCGTTCTCCGTGAGGAAGGCGACGATATTATTCAGCCACGAGACGATGGTCGTAAGGACCGGCAGAAGCTGCTCAGCCATAACGCCGGTAAACTCGAGCCAGCTCTCGGAGAGAAGCCGGGTCTGGTTGGCGTAGCTATCCTGCGTGCGGGCAAAGTCGCCTTGCGCGTCGGCGGTCGTGCTCATAAGGTAATTATACCGGAGCATAACCTGCTCAGCCTGAGACATTTCATTGTAAGAGGTTTTGATACCCTGCGAGAGGGCGTAAGCCTCAAGGTTGGCGACAGACATGTTAATGCCGAGCTGCTTCAAGGGCTCCGTCTCGCCGGAGATACCGGAACGGATTTTCTCGAAGGCGGTCTCAAGGTCAAGGTTATAGAACGACGCCATATCACCGGCAAGGCCGACCATATCTTTCGACATGTCTACGATAGCGTCGCCCGCAAGACCGGAAGACTTGAGCATGGCGCCGATGGTGCCGGCGTACCGCTTTGCGCTTACCTCGTTCATGCCGTAGGCGGCAAGACACTCTTTCGACCACGAGTTGATAGCCTCCGTAGCGCTTCCGAAAGTAACGTCGACGACGTTCTGGACTTCGGCAAGGTCGGAGGCATAGTCAATTCCGGTCTTGATAGTATCAAGCGCTTTGCGGGCAATTATCACAAGCCCGATGGCTTTCGCGAGTCGGCTGAAGGCGTCGGTCGATTTATTCGTATGGTCTTCCAACTGGTCCAGCGCGGCGCTTGCTCTGGCAAGCTCCTCACGGGCCTCTTGAATGGAGGCGGTGTCGATAGCCCGTCCGGACGCGTCCTGCATAGCCTCGAAGCTATTAAGTACAATGTTCATCGCCTTATTGATACTCTTGAGCGGGCCGGTCATGCCGTCCGTAAGTACGAGCTGCGACTTGATAAGGGCCATAGGCCTCCTCCTTTCCGGGAGTAGGCACCGAGGCTTGACCCGGCTTTACCTCAGTGCTTTTTCCCGTGTTTTGCTTTGGCAGCTTCTTTCTTCTCCTGCTCGACCTTTATATCGATAGCAGCGATAATGAACGCCTGTGTATAAGGGTCCATGTCAAGGAAGACATTTGGCGGCCACTTGAACTTGTGGAGACAGTAATAGACGTAGTTCGCCTCCGGGTCGTCTCCGAGTATTAGTTTTTTGCCTCTTCCACCATTTCGTCGCCGGACTGGAAGCCGTTGACCTGCAGGACCTTAGTGGAGTAGTCCTCAAACTCGGCGGGAGTCAGCATAGTGGTGATAAGCTGCTCCGCGCCCATAACGCCATAGCTCTGCTGCAGCTCGGCGTCGTTCAGATTCGGAAACACCGTGCAGCGGACTGCTACCTTCGCGAGGTAGGCGTTCGCGTCGAAGTCCTGCGTAAACTGACCCTTGCGGCCGGGTACCGGGACGGTACGCATGCAGGCCTTTCTCAGGCCTGCGTTCTCCGCTGCGGTAATGCAGCAGATTTCCCACGGCATAGCCTCGCCGGTATCGGGGTCAACGAATCGGTCGGAAGCGATAAAGGTAACGTTGTCGATTTTCTTCGCGTTCTGAGCAAGGAACGCAGTCAGATTCTTAGCCATAATAAAATACCTCCTGTTTTATGTTGGTTTACTGCATGCCATTCAGCAAGCTAAAGGTCTCGGGCATTTCCCAGTCGTCGAAGGTGCCCTCGAGTTCCTCGTCGAGAGTCTCGGCGTCGGCGTCAAACTTCGCCAGAATGCCGCCCTTAGTGAGGCAGTTCTTCAAGATGATAGTCTGACGACCAACGGAAGCGGTCGGGTCTTCGTTCGCGACCTGAATATCGAACGTGGGCATAAAGCCGGTGCGCTTATACTCAAGGAGCATTTTGCGGAAAACGGACTGATTATAGTGGGCGGTGCCGCTCCACGTACCGGACCAGCCGGTCGGCTTGTTGCCCTTGCCGGACTTGCCGAGGATAGGCACCTCGGCTACGGAGATGTCCATTTTGGACTCGAAGGAATAGAGCTGCATGAAGCAGTATCTGTTGCCGTCGGCCAACGTGATATACGCGGAAGCCTGAGAGCCCGCAATCGCGTCAAGCGCGTTCATAATAGGCTGAGCCATAATTCAAACCTCCTTACATGATGATAACGCTCATATAGAGCTGAGCCATAGCGTTCACGACGTTCAGGTCCTTCACAGTGCAAAGGACAGCCTTCTTCGTGTCGCCCTGCTCCACGGTTACGCTGTCGGGGTCGAAGTCCTCAATAGCGCGAATAGACTCGAGGTCCTGATGGAGCTTGCAAATATCGTTCCAGAGAGCAATTCTGCCCGCCGCATCGTTCGGCACGGTGCCGAGGTAGCGCGTGTTGAAGAGGACCGCCGTATCGTTCGCAATCTGGTCGCAGACGCGGATAGTCTGATTCGACTTGAAGACGTCGCCCTTCGTGTCGGAGACAGTAATCAGGGAATCGATGTCCTCGAGAATGCGAACGTCGCCGTTGACATTGTGGAACATCAAGCGACCGGCCTTGATTGCCGCCTCGAGCTCGGCCTGCGTTCTGTCTACGTCGACGGTGAGCTCGCCGTCATACTTCTTGTTCGTGTTGGACTTGTTCACAGCGCAGCCCGCAGACGCGCCGGTCATCCAGTACACGAGGCCATACTGACCGAGGCCGGAAATGCCGGAATCGTAGTCCGTCGCCTTGCTGCCGATTTCGATAACGCCCTCATAGTCTGCGAGCTTCTCGTTGGAATCGAGGTTGAAGATAACGGTCTGGAACTTCGCGCCGACCTCGTCGCGGAGGCGCTTTGTGTAGTTGATATACAGCTTGATAGTGGTCGAGTCGTCGGACGGGCAGCCGAGAGTATTGAAGCTGTAGCTTTCAAACTTATCGAGCGCTGCCTGATGAGCCGCGGCGTTTGCCGTGCCATTCGTACCACCGGTGAGCGGGGTCTTCGCAGTCGCCGCGAGAGACGCGGTAGTCTTCCACGTTACGAAGTCGTTATCCTTGAGCGCAGTAGCCGCGGCTACGGTCTGTGTATCGAGGAGAGTCGTATCGTAGTAGAGGCTGACGTCAAAGAGGTCCGCGTTATCGGCGTTCGCTGCGATAACCACATAGAGCTTGTTGCCGGCAATGCCGGAATACTTCGCCGTGCAGTAAGCGCAGGCTGCCTTAGCACCTCCGCCGTTCAGGCGATAGGCGTAGAGGGTCTGCGTATACTGGAAGAGCTCGCGCAGAGGCAGCAAAGCGTCGTCGGTGTACGCATGACCGAAAATCTTGAGGCTGTTCTTCTGGAAGTCGCCGCTCGTCACGGTAAAGACCGTGCTGTCGGGACCCCAGTCCAGCATAAGAGGCATAGCCGCGTAACCTCTGTCGGAGAGAGTAGCGGACGCCTTAGCCACGCTGGAAAAGTTGATATACGTACCGGGGAGTACCTTATTCTGTACTGCCCAGATTCCACCGCCAAGAGCCATATTATTTCACCTTGCCTTTCATAAAGTTTTCGATAGCGGTATCGACCTCTTCGAGGGTGTACCACTTACCGTCTTCCAAAAGCGCGCCCAGAAGGTCGCGGCGCTTAGCATAGCGCTGAGACCTCAAAAGCTGCTCTTTGGAGTGAGTAGGAGCGGCGGACTTTGCCGCCGCAGTAGCTTTCGCCATATCAGTTTCCTCCTTGTTCAATTTTCAGAGTTCCCATCTTGACCTCCTCAGCCGTCTTATACGTGAAGTGGTTATAGGAGACGAGGAAGTGAAGCACTCCATCCGTCACCTGAAAACTCGTATCCGTACCGCGCAGCTTATCGCCGCCGGGCAGGTCAATCACTTCAAGCACTTCGGTGAGGGTATCTGCCACGCCGTAGCAGTCCTCACGCCCGGACCTCGGAAAGTAGAGAATATCGAAACGAGGAAGACGTTTCTTACGCTGAGCCGGGTAGTCCGTGACCTCGGCGTTAACCAAAAGCACAATAAAAGCAGGTTGCCGAAGCCCCTGCTTTACTGCGTTTGATTCGATATGACTGCCGGGAAAAGCGGACCGCAGGGCCAGCGTGATTCCGTCTAAGATAATGTTTGTACTAATTTCCGCCATTGCAGACCTCCTTCAGCTTTCGGAGCACCATCTTCTCAAGCACAGACGGGGCGATTCGTTTCAGCTTTTCCTCGGAGATAGTCAGCATGTACCGGCCCTCGACCCAACCGCCGCTTACGGTACGGTGACCGAACTCGACATACGAGGCGTACTCGACCGGATTTATGATTTCGACCATATACGTGTTCCCGGACTTTGTGACGGTCAGGGACTGCGCATACTCGCGCCCGGCTTTGCCGTTCTTAGCGCCCCAGCCTCGGCGGAGAGTACCGCCTTTCTTACCCGAGCCTTTCGGGTATTTGCCGACTGGGGTAGCCGGAATAACGAGAGCCAGAAGTCTTGCGGCAAGCTCTTTGCTGCAAGCCACGCAGAGGTCGTCTATCTCAGAGTCGCTCAGCTTTTCAAAGCCTTTCGCGAACTCCCTGAACTGAGAGAAGTCGCAGCGTCCCCAGCGGGGCATTAGGCGTACTCCTTGAACGGGACGAGCGGTATCTCCTGATGACAGCTATAGACCGCAGGCTCACCGGACCTCGCATAGGCAGTAGTCCGGCCTTCCTGCGTTACGACTATCTTAGAGCCTGCCGGGATTTCCGCAGTCTTCGAGATAAAGAGCTTGACCGACTGCTGAATCAGCGGCGCGCTGTCCTGCTCGGTCGTGCTTGAGATACTTGAGAAGGACAAACGGCAGGGCTCACCGTGGAGCTTCTGGACCTCTGTGGGCTCGTCCCGGCCGTTTGCCTTATTTACTGCTGTCTCGAGGACATAAACATCACAGAGGCCGTCCCAGAGCCTCCGTAGAGCATCCTGATAGCTTTTCACCATACCAACCTCCTAAACGCTGCGATGAGCTCCGCGTCGGGGTTTACCATCTTCGCGAGCATTGCGTCAAACTGGTCCTCGAAGGAGCCGGTATCTGCAATCGCAAAGGTAACAGAGGTATCACCCTCAGAAATGCTCTTAGCCGGCGCGTTGAAGTCGTAGACCTCAGAGAGAGCGCCGGAAGCCTTCTTGTCTGTGAGGAACATGCCCGCAGCCATATCCGCCCAGACATAGAAAAGACCCTCCGGCACTTCGAGCTGATTCGTTCGTGCCTTTAGGGTCGTCTCGGCTTTCTTAATGTTGTAATCAAGTGCCGCGCTGTCGGCCTCGGTCACGGTATAGCCGAGGGCCGACAGTCGGGCGGTTACTGCCGCGAGTATCTCCATAGGCCTTAACCTCTGGAGAAGATACGCGCGATAGGAATGGCCTTGTGGTTGATGTAGGAACGCTGAGACGCGGTAGTCTCACCGGAATGCACCAACGCCCAGTTTGCGCCGTTCTTGAGTTCGGAATCGGTAGGAGACAAAGAAGTCTGAGACGCCTTCTCGTAAGAGATACCGTAAGGCGCGAAGACCTTGCGCTGACGAGTGTACAGAGTGTCCTCGCCACCATGAGTCTTCGGGTCACGGCTCATCTCATAAGGCACCTTCGCGCCGATGTCCTCGTAGGAGATAGCGCCTTCGCCGAGAACGTAGGTCGTATACTGAGTACCTGCAACGACATAATCGTTTGCAGCCAGAGTCTTGCTGCCAAAGTACGGCGTTACCTTAGACAGAAGAATCTCGCCGGCAGCAGGACTACCGGAAGCGATAATCTTCAGAGCGCCGTCAGTGTTGGCGTCAGCGTCGAAGTAGCCCTCAGAAGCAGGCATGTCGTCGTCAACGACAACGAGCTTGCCGTTCCACGTGCCGAGCTCGAGGTCGCGGGTAATGCCTTCCTTGTCAGTGTACTTGAGACGCTCAATCAGGTTGAGATTCTCAAGACCGGTAGAGACGTCGGAGTGCATGAACACGAGCTTAAACTTCTTCTTGTTCGCGCCGCAAGCCTTGTTTGCTGCGGAGTTCAGAGTAGAAGCCGCCATTGCTCCGGTACCGACACCGGTCACGTCGAGGGTGTGCTTAGACACGAACTCTTTGCCCTTTGCATCGGTCATGGCGAAAATGCCGGCGAGAATAGCGAGAATCGTGTTCTGGTCCAGATGGTCCTTATACTCGGCCACCTGCTGGCTGATGTTGCCCATGAAGTCAACACCGCCGGTGATGTCATAGGAGAAGTCCCTCTCAGTCCAAGCCTTCGCACGGCCGACGACAACGATACCCTGCTCGAAGGTCTTAGTGGAGGTTGCGGTGATGTCGGTCTGGCCGTCGTAGTTCACGGCGTCGCCGTCAATCAAACCGCGCATAGCCAGACGAGCATACGCGGTACCGTTCTGGGCGGTAAACACACCGCGGATGTCGGGGTTGCCCGCAAGGGCACGAGACTTCTTGAGCTCATTCAGGTTGAGGTTAGGAACGCGGTCCACCATGTACTTGAACGCCTCAGCATTGAAGCTCTTAGAATCAAACTTGCTGTTTGCCATAGTAAAATCGTCCTTTCATATTAAAGTTTTGCATCAGGATTTTCAGCGAGGTACGCGCAGAGCTCGTCGTAAGTCATAGTCTCCGGCTTTTTATCGCCGGAAGGCGCCGGGTCTCCGCTCTCGCCGGGCTTGAAGCCCTTAAAGTCATTCTTCGGTTTCGTAGTGTCGAACATAAAGCCACTGTCGGGTGCCTCGGCCAGCTTCTTAATCTGGCCCGCCAGACCCTTGACGGTGCCGTCCGCGTCGAGCTCAGCCTTATCAAGGTCGAGCAGTGCCTTCACGGCCTTTACGTTCTTCGCTTTGGCAGCAGACAGAGCCAGCTCAACGGCGGTATCGATTTTGAGGCGCTTGATTTCCGCCTCATGGGCCTTCGTCGCTGCGGTGTTCTCGGTCTGGAGAGTAGCGATTTGCGTCTTGAGCGCCTCGACGTCGCCGGTAGAGGCCTTGAGGGTCTCAAGCTGCTTGTCGCGCTCCTTGACGGTATCGGCGAGAGCTTTCTTCTCGGTGTTCAGAGTGTTGAAGTCTGCGCGTGCCACGAAGTTCTTGCCGATTTCCTCAGAGACCTTTTTATCAATCTCTTCGGAGTACGCTTCTCCCAAAATAGTTTTCAGCCAGTCCAACATTTTGTCCTCCTGTCTCCCGCTGTCCTTTTTATCCGGCCAGTCCCGGTATTGCGGGTACGCTATTTGTTGTCCGCCGCGTAAGGCGGTAATTTTTGTATGAAAAAAGCGCCTCCTGCTAAAAAGCAGGGACGCTCTAATCAACTATTGCTTCTGTGGGGCTCCACGGTCTCCCGTATCGCGTTTTAACTGAGGGACCCTTAGATTTACCCTCTGAAAAAATCGGGCTTATTTATGGGCTTTCTGGATTGCTTTAATCTCAGACTCGTAGACCTCAATAAGCTCGTCGCCGTTCTGAATCAGAATAGAATCCTCTTGACGTTCATCTTCGCCGGCGTCTTCCGCGTCCAAGCAGTCAATCCACTTACCGCGCACGGTCTTACCGGTCGTGCAAGTAACGACCACGCTCTGGTCGAGTAGTGAGATATACTTCTCAATCATTTTGCTGCTCCTTTCTGCGGTCTTGCCGGGACGATGTGCCAGCCCTTACGCTTAGAATAATGAATAATACCGGTATTTGTGGGAACTTCCTTACCAGTATACTTACTTCTGTAAATGCCGATAGCCTCGGTATGAGTGAATCGCTCTTTGTGATTCCAGTCTCCGGCGTTTGTCTTAAGGAACTGGCCTTTACCAGAGTACTGGTCATAGAGCATTTGCGGGTCAACCGTAAGCTCGCCTCGAGTGGGGTCGAAGTTTTGCCCGCCCCGAATATGCTTAGACTGGTTGCCTGAGTGCATTGAGGTCGAATAGCCTTTAAGCTCCTCTAAAACGGCGTTCTTAAATATATTATACCATGTTTTTTCTGGTTGTACAACGTATTTTTCTTTCCAGTCTGTAAACTTCATATCCCGGGGAACAGCATAGCCTTTACCTTCACCGTCTCTCGCGAAGCGGTCTCCGAGACCCTGCATATCCTCGTAGTAGGGGGCGGTCGTGCCACGGCACCACGGATGAAAAGGCGGCGCGGTAACGCCGACTTGATACTCACTCATAGGATAGACCTTGCCGTCGAGCTGCGCGCAGAGGCTGCAAGTCTCATTGTCAAGGGTTTCCACGATAACGTACTTCTCGACGCCGAGGTCTTTGAAGCAGTCCTTGCGGGCCTCGTTCGCGAAGGCGGCACTCTCGGTCATAACCAAACGCCCGGCCTGCGACTTAGAGACCTGAAAACGGTCGGAGATAGCCTTGATGGCTTTATCCGGAGCCGCGCCTCGCATTATCATCTGGGTAAGCTGCGTGTTGACGCTGTTGACGAGTGCCTGCTTGTTCGCCCAGATTCTATCGCTGAAGGTCTGGCTGTCTAAGGTCCACGGCCGTGAGAGTACTTTGCTGATAGCTTCACTGGTCAGCCCGTGAAGCGTCCAGCCAACCCCCATGCCCTTTTGGAGCTCAAAGGCGGTATGATAATAGCCTCGCCGGTAAACCTCGCTCAGGGACGAATTAAGAGCCTCTGTCTGTGCCCCGTGTAAGACCTCGGCCTGCTCCTGCAGCTGCAGCTTCAAGCTGTCAAGCCTTGACACGTGGACGCGGGCAGAAGCATTCTTAAGCTGCTTGAGCCACGCCTGAGAGACGGCGTTCTCTTGACCGTGTTTTATATACTCTTCAACGGTCCACCGGAACTCGTCAAGCTCCTGCGTGGTAAGCAGCTTATTCGCCTCGGCGAGCGTTATGCCGTTTTCGGCCGCAAACCGCTGATACCATCTCGCGATTTGCGATTCTATATCCTGAATAGCGGTCGCATATTGCCGCTCGAGGTTTTTAACGTAGTCGTACCCCTTATCAAGCAGGGATTCCTCGAGAATCCGCATTCGGTTGGCCCAGTACTTATCATTCCTCATTTACCGGGTCACCGCCTTCGGGGTTGCGCAAAGCCTGCGCCTGCTCAAAAGCCGCTCGGTAGGGGTCCGTTTCCTCTTTCTGCTTTTCAAGCCGTTCAAGCTCGGCGGCAGGGTCGTCGACCCACGGGTGCATAGCGACGATGGTCTCATCGGAGATAATGCCGACGGACTTAGAGCAGTTATCGATAGCCTCGGACTCGTTGATAAGAATATCACGGTTGAAGATAACCGTAATATCTTCGCTCTCATACGAGCCCTTGCCGGTGTTGGCGAGGTAGGTATTGACAAACCAGAGAATCTCTTCAAAAGAGGCTTGCAGCTCGGTCTCCATCGCATTCGCGTCGAGGTCGATGTCGCAATACATGCTTTGAATGTTCATCTGATTAGGCGTACCGGAGAGACGGTCGTCCTTCGCATCGTAGCTGCGGAGGTTTTCAATGAGCGCCTTTTTCAGAAGCTCGAGGACGGTCTTATAGTTCTCAGAGTTTACCGAGATTTCAAGACTGTCCACGCCGCCGTCAGTACCTTCGACCGTGCGGACCTTAATAGCTCCATAGGTCGTCAGGTTACGCCGGAACTCCCCGAGGTCCTGTCCGTCATAGTTCTTAAGGACAAGAACGGTATTGCGGACGTCTTCCTCCATGTTGTTCACGAAGTCGGATTGCAAGAGGTTGATGGCATCCTGCAAGGAGCGGCCGCGGCGAATGAGAGGGACTTCTTTCGGGTTGTACTTGATAGGGATAAGGGGGAATCGCTCCCAGTTCAGTGGCTGCTCGTTGCCCTTGCTGTCTTTTACCTTAACATAGGCCTGCTTCTCGGTGTCCGGCGTGAGTACGCCGTTCTCGAAGATGTAGGTCGTAACGCCTTCCAGCGTGAAGAGGTCAACCTTCTTGACGATTTTCTTCTCGGTACCGTAGTAGACCTCGACCGGGTAAAGGCGAAGAGCGGAGTCAAGCTCGGTATGAGCCGCGTCCGCCCAGAACGGCATAATCTCATAGCCGGGAAATACCCGGAACGCGAGCTCGCCGTTTTTATTGTAGTAGGGATAAAGCCACGAGATACCGGCGTTGAGACACTCGACTCCCGCGCTCTTGAGTGTACGCATAAACCGCATGCCGAGTACCTTCTTGACCTCGGCTGCGTAGTCGTCATTCTCACAGGAAAAGGAAATAGGCTGACCGAGAAGGTAGTTTGCCTTCTGGTCAACGTGTTTCGCATACTGGTTATCCACAATACGGTTGTTCGGGAGATTCTCAATCACAATCAGCTTACCGTCGGGGCCGATAGCCGTGCGCTGGCGTTTGAGAATGTCATGGTCCCCGGTATAATACCGGTCGCCGTCAATCATCTCGCGCCGCTCGGGCGAGGTCTCCCATTCGGTAAGCTCTTTCGCGTAGAACTCAAGCTCGGTCATAGGCCTGCCGGCGCGGAGGCGCAAATTGAAAAACTCCTGCTCGATAGGCTTCTTGAATAAGGGCATTTATCGCACCTCCTTAAAAACTGAATCTCGACGGCTGGAACGCAGCGCGGACGAAATATCTCGTATCGTCCATGGCGTGGTCATCGGTTTTTAGCGGCCGGTCTTCGGCGGCCTTTTCGTCCCACCGATATAAACCGAACTCTCTTATGCAGTCCGTGCAGCAGTCGCAAAAGAAAATGTCGCCGGCGTTCAGCCGGGTAGCAACATCGCGAATACCGTCAAGGACTCTATTGCTTGCCTGCTCGACCATGAAGCGGTCATGTCGGCGTATGACCTCGATAAACGAGGCGGCGGACGGGTCAACGATGATTTTCCGAATCGAGAGGTCTCCCGCAAGCTCTTCAATAGCTGCGTAGTGCTCCTCGTCCGTTCGCTGATACCGTTCCTTGCGCCCGTCGTAGTAATACTCTCGGACGCGGTACCATTTTCCCTCGCAGAGCCCCCAGAGCCCGGCCGAAGTCGGGTTTAAGGTACCGTAGTCGCAAGAGATAAGGTATTCCTCGTAATCGCGAGGTACGGAAGGGACTACATGATAGTCTTTATTAAACATTGTATATATCAAGCCCTCTGCGACGGTCCAGAGGCCGCGGATATACCGGTCGTAGAACACGCCGGAGTACATACCCTCGTATCGGGCTTTGATTTTCTCGTCAAGGCTGAGGTTGTCGTCCATCGTAAAATGCAGGTAGAGCATATTGCGCTCCGCCGCTTTACGAATCCACTCTTTATAAAACCAGTGACCCGGGGACTCGGGGTTGCAGTTAAACCAGAACTTAGACTCGGAGACCGAACAACGCGCCATAGCCTGCTCTACGAAGGAGCGAGGCATAAGCGCGACCTCGTCAAAGAGGACTCCTGCCAGAGTAATGCCCTGAATAAGGGTGTAGCTGGATTCGTCCCGGCCTCCGAAGAGGTAGTAGGTATTAGAGCGATTGCCGATAGTGACGACCATTTTATTCTCGCTGCGGCGCTCAGTAACCTCGAACATACCCTCAAGCCATGTGGGAATATGTACGATAACATTACGCCGGAGCGCTTCAATCGTGCGGCCGCAGATAGCGAAGTTCTGTTTATCGAAACTCGCCATGCTCCACATGATAAAGCCGATAGCCATTGAGACCGTCTTGCCGGAACGGATTGACCCGTCGCAGATAAGCCCGTCTCTATTCTGGTGCTCCGGTTTCGTCCACCAGAAGAGGGTCGCGTTCTGCCGAGGACTGAAGCTCTGGTATTGCACTCAGGTCAACCTCCTTTCCGGCAGCGTGAATCGCCTCGAAGAAGTTGGTCTCCTTCGCGCCAGACGACTTAATCGCCTCGTTAGCTGTATATTTGTCAATGACGATACCCATAGCGGTAGCAAGCTGATTGACTGTCGCAGCGGCGAGCTTGTCTTCGTCGCCCATTGCCGCAAGCAGCTTGTCAATCAGTCCGCAGACGTCATTTTTCTTAGAATCCATAAAGGCCAGAACGCTCGCTGTGTTCTCCTCTTTTTTATGCGAGATTTTTTGCGCGAGATTCTTATCTCCGTTCAAAATACTGCGAATCAGGTAGGGAGAGACATGGTATTTCTCTGCGAGCTTTCTCTGTGACGTCCCGCCTTCGACATATTCAGCTATAATCTTTTTCCGTTGCTTGTCGGTCAGCTTAGCCACATTCTCCCTCCTTCGTTAGTTGTCACTAACCTCCATTCATAATAATAGACGGAGCACTGCACCGGAGGCCCGCGCAGTGCTCCGCCCGCGATACCGGAAGTCCGATAACGCAGAAAAAGCCGGATTCTTCATCCGACTTTTTCATCATATATTATAACGCAAGTCAAGCGTGAATTAAAGCGCTTTCGGTAAAAATTGTGAGAGCTTTTTTATGGAGAGTCATCGTCCAGCGGAAAGTGATGTCGAGTCGTACCGCGATTTCCTCCCACTTGAGGTACTTAAGATACCTCATCTCTAACAAGGCGTTAAGGGTAGGGTCGGTAACTGCCTGATTGATGGCTCTGCCGATTTCAAGCTCAATAGCCGCAAGCTCATAAATCTCAGCCTTGATTTCCGACTGCAAATCGACGATAGCGCAAGCGGCGTCCTCGACCTTCTTCGACGGGGTAGAAGAGAACGAGGCGACCGGCTTAATCTCAGCCGTGATAGATTCGGCTCTGCGAATCCACTCATCGATACGCTCCTCCTTAACCTTTATTCGTTCTCTGGACCTATATCCTCTGTTGAGGAAGTCCTTTGCTTCCTGTATTGTCATTTTGATACCTCCTTGATTCTGGCTTTCAAAGCCTCGAGGCAAGCGTTCTGCCGTACCTCCTTCGGCGCGAGTATGTCGTCTAAGACACGGTAGTCGTAGGTGTCCTTCATCAGGATATGGTGAATCAGGACCGTTTTCTTTTGCCCCGGACGGTGCAGCCGCTTGTTTGCCTGCTGGTAAAGCTCAAGACTGGTAGGAAGTCCGTACCATATCGCGATATGACCTCCCGCTTGCAAGTTCAGACCGTGACCCGCGCTCGCGGGGTGGGCAAGCATAATCGGAATCTTGCCCTCGTTCCAGCGGACGACCGCACCATCGTCTTTAATGTCTACCGCTTCCGGGTACCGCTCCATAATTCTGTCGCGTTCATGCCGAAAGGCGTAGAACACCAAAACGGGTTGACCGTTCGCTTCTTCGATAAGCTGGTCTAACGCCTCGAGCTTGCAGTCGTGCAGGACTTTGACGTTACCGTTCTCGTCATAAGCTGCGCCGCCTGCAGCCTGCAAGAGCTTATTCGTCAGGACCGCCGCGGTCGGCGCGTCGATGTCGCCGTCGGCGAACGGGAGAAGAGTGTCCCGCTCAAGAGTCTTATAAAGCTCCATCGCCTCCGGAGTAAGCTCGAACTCACGACGGAGAAAAAGCCTGTCTGGTAACTGCAAGTAGTCCGCTGCGTTCATACTGATACAGAGCTTGCCGATTTTCTCATAGATAAGCTCCTCCGCGCCGTCTTTCGGTTTCCATGAGAAAATGGTTGTGGCGTTCCGCTTGTCCGGGACGAAGTAAGTATCACGATAGCCCGTCAGGGTTTTGCCGAGAGCCTTGCCCTCGTCGAGTAAGTACATCTCCGGCCATAGGTCAAGCAGTCCATTCGGCGAAGGCGTGCCGGTAAGGCCGACAATCCGCTTGATGTACTTTCGTACCTTCTTAAGAGCTCGGAAGCGCTGCGCCTTGCTGGACTTAAAGCTCGACAGCTCATCGATAATAACCATATCGAAAGGCCACTTGCTTTTGAAAAAGTCCACAAGCCAAACAACATTCTCACGGTTGACGATATAAATATCCGCCTCCTGCTCACAAGCCGCGATACGCTCAGCCTTCGACCCGAGAATCAGCGAGAGCTTCAGGTGTTTCAGGTGGTCCCACTTCTTGACCTCAGGCGGCCACGTCTCTTTCGCCGGTTTCAGCGGCGCGATAACAAGGACCTTGCTCACGGCAAAATAGTCGTTTAGGAGCTTGTCCGCGGCGCTCAAGCTCGTTACCGTTTTCCCCATACCCATATCCAGTAAGAGCCCCGCCTCGGGGTTATCGAGAATGAACTTCTCCGCGAAGTCCTGATAATAGTAAGGTTTATATTCCATCGGCTTTTAGCCTCGCTTTCAAATCCTCCATATCGGAGATACGCCAAACGGTGCAGCCGAGCCCCTCTAATGTCGCGATGACCTTTTTCTGCCTGATACTCAAACCGTCACTCAGCCCCGGCCGCTTGACCTCTATAAAAATTATTCGTCCCCCCGGCAATATCGCGATTCGGTCAGGCACCCCCGGAGCTCCCGGGGACACCCACTTGTACGCTTTACCGCCGAGGGACTTGATATACTCACAGAGCTTTCGCTCAAAAGTGCTTTCATACATAAAAAACCTCCTTTAGGTAGTCGAGTAGCGCGTGTAACAAAGATTCCCTATATATACATGTAATGCGAGGGGGCGACGGAATTGCGTCGAGTGTCCCTTTACTTTTTCAAAAAATGTTTTTAAGATTTTTCAACTACCAGTACTACCAAGTAGCCAAAAGCATTGATATATAAGGCTTTTTCGAGGTAGCAGAGTAGGTAGCACTTTGTTGCAAGTAGTTCTCAAAGTGCTACCTTTGTTGCAAGTACGCTTGTACGACCTGCCCTCTAACGAAAAAAGTTGGCCTTTCAAGTGCTACCTTTGCTACCTCAGACCTCTTTCACGAAGCCCCTCTGCCTGCCGTAAATTGCTCCGCAGTTGACGGAGGTGGACAACCGCCAGCCCGGAATCATGCGCAGGAGTCCGATAATCTCGCGAGCCTGCGTCTGCGAGTAGCTCTTCGGGTCGCCTTTGAAAAGTTCCTGCCAGACTTCAAGCGCGCAGACCTTTGTTCTCGGTACGGTACCGTTACACTCCTCGCCGAAGCCGCCGCTCCAGAACATGAGACGCTTTTCGAGGTCCCAATCGTCCCAGCCCTCGGGCAGCAGGACTTCAAGGAAGTTCTCGATAAGGCCGAGCTTGCCGTTCGCCTCGGTATGGTCGGCCTGCACCTTGCGGGCCATCTCCTCGACCGCGCCGTCAAGGTACCAAGTCTCGCCGGCCTCATAGTAGGTCACGGCCTCGGCCCATATCTGGTCCACGATAGAAGCGGTCAGCTTATCCCCAAGAGTCTTGCCCGCATCGGTAACGACGACCGGCCAGAAACGGCGGGCACCGGTAGGGTCTCTCAGGAACTCCTCGTCGTTCGTGGTGCCGAAGAAGGCGCATTGTCTCGGATGGCACTGCGTGCGGCGAGCGTATGCCGCGCGGTAGTTGTCCTCTTGTTTGGAAACAAACTGCTTAATCTGCTCGACCTCGGCCTTACGGGTCGCAGCCATTTCAGAGAGCTCGATTATCCAAAAGCCTTGAAGCTGCTCGTAGGCGTCCTTGCCTGACATGGTATAGAGCGAGTCTGAAAACCACTCCTTGCCGAGCTTCTTCAAGGTCGTGCTCTTGCGGCAGCCCTGAGGACCGATAAGGACGAGCATGTGGTCGTGCTTGCAGCCGGGAGATAAGATTCTCGCAGCCGCGCCGATAAGCGCCTTGCGGGTTACCGTTCTCGTGTACCGGGAGTCCTCGGCGCCGAGGTAATCGATGAAGAGTGTCTCGCAGCGTTTCTCCCCGTCCCAGATAAGGCTCCGCAGGTACTCGCGTACCGGGTGCCTCGTGATGTCGGCGAGCGCAAGGTCAACGCCTTCCCGGGTCTTCGGCATGGAGTCGATTTTGTAGTCCTTCTCAAGGACATTGTGAACGCCGGCGTCGTCGGTGTCGTCCCATGAGCGGGGCTTTGCGTCAGCCTTTCTCCAAGGAAGGTCCCCGCAGACCATAGGCCGCTCCATGAACTCGTCCCAGTAAAATGTACCCTTAAACCGAGGGTCATTATTCACGATAATACGGATATTCTCGACCGTGGTCGCTGCGTGTCCTGTCTTCGGGTTTACCTCAAGCTGAGAGACCCAGTTCATATCAGGGGCCTCGTCGCCCTCGCCGAAGAGCTGGACAATGTAGTCGAGCTGCTTGCTTTGCAGCTCCTTCATAACGCTCTCGCAGTTGGTCTCAATCCACTTACACATATTCTTATAGGAGGGAAGGTTGTTTGCCGCGGTGTTCGCGGGTTTCCCTTCGTCGTCCTTGCCGAACATGTGAATGCGGACGAGGTCGAACGCGTTGCAGAGTTTGCCGCAGGTCGGGTCTGTGCTATGGTGGCTGTACGCAAAGCGGCCGTCCTCATAGATAACGAGACCGCCGGAGGTCGAGCCGCCCTTGTAGGTGTAGCGACCATTTTCGCCCTTGATGTAGACGTCAGGCAGAAAGGCCTCGATTGCGTCCTCTACAGAGTAAGTGCGGCAGAACGCGCCGACGATACCGTCTTTCGCGGTCGGGTCTCCCTGCTTGTCAGCGAGACGCCGAATCGTGCCGGACTTCCTGCTTGAGACAGGCCACTGAGTCGGGTCTTTCCAGTCTGCGTACCTCGCGAGCTGCTCGTCGGCGTCCAGCCATGGGCCGTCCTGCACTTCATAGCGAAACTCGCCGTCAGAGGAAGCGCTCGCCCAGTACATGAGCCGATGGGGCTCGTAGGTGGTATCGTCGCACATGTCAATACCGATGTCGCCTGCAATCCTGCGGGCGATAGCCTCGTACTCCTCAGGAGACACAGGCCTCGAGAGAGGAAGCACAAGGCGAAGCCTCGGAGCTTTCGCTGTATGGCTGTGCGTGCTATAGAGCACTGCAGCGCAGCCCAGAATCAGCTCGACCGTAGGCCACGGGTCTTCGCCGGCCGTGATAGAGTCCATGTCAAGGGTGATAAGCCTGCGCTGCAGTACGGCGTCGATTTTACGGCGGCCGCCCTTTAAGGTACCGCCGACAAAACCGCCGACGTCCTTCGCGTTATCGCGCTCTTCCTTCGGCATACGGAAGTACTCTTGCTGGGTCTCCTGCGTCCGGGTCACACGGCCGAGCTTATCAACGAACTCAGACCAAAGCATTTCTTTAGTTTTCCAGCTTGCCGAACGCCGCGAGCTACCCGTCGCAATCGTTATCAAGCCGTCGTATTGAAGAGTCGGCATTAAAAGGTACCGGCTCTCGTTACCACTCTCGTGATACCCGCGTTCTTAATCATGCGGTCGCAGATATTACACGGAGCGGGGTCAATGGTTTCATCGAGGCATGCGAGGTAAAGGGTAGCACCTCGCATTGACCGCCTCGGCGCGCTGATAATCGCATTCTGCTCGGCGTGAACGGCGACACAGGTCCCGTACTGGTCTCCATGGCGAGCCGCATGCTCGTCGATAGGAGTGGAATGCTCTCGGCAATAGCACTTCCCGACGTCGCAGCAGTTGGCCTCGCCTCTGGGCGCACCGTTGTAGCCGGTCGCAATGATTTCGTCGTCTGCGACAATCACGGCCCCATACTGCCTGCGAAGGCAGGTAGAACGGGCCGCGACGGCTTTTGCGATATTCAGATAGTAGTTGTCTTTGTCTATTCTCATAGTCTTACCTCCCGCTACTTCCGAAAGCTCCGGTACCACGCTCGGCAGACTCTGCATAGGTGAACTCAGGGATAACGACCGGCA